TCTGCGAATCTGAGCTCTGCGGATCTGCGCTTTGCGGATCTGAGCTCTGCGGATCTGCGCTTTGCGGATCTGCGCTCTGCGGATCTGCGCTCTGCGGATCTGCGCTCTGCGGATCTGCGCTCTGCGAATCTGCGCTTTGCGGATCTGCGCTTTGCGGATCTGCGCTCTGCGGATCTGAGCTTTGCGGATCTGCGCTCTGCGGCGTCGGCGCCTGAAGAGTATATTGACCCAAAGTGAAAAATTGGTCGAACGAACAAGATTTGCAGGACTTTGAACAAGAAATTGAAATTAAACGATGGCTTGAGTGTGAGGGAAGAACTGACAAGATTGATCTTAAATATATCTCTTGCAAAGGGACTGCTCGCAACACTTTGTTGCGGGGAGCCTTCTCTCTGGACCAAAAAATTGGAGAAGACTCATCCGGAACATTTGCGGATATTATTGTTGGAAGTGACGGAAGAGATTTATTCGGCGGAGACCGCGATATCGACTTTAGAAGAGAAGCTGAGCAAAAGATACGTTGGTATTTGTCTGCATTAAAATTTAACGAGGGGGAAATAAAATGGCTGCTAACAATATTGCTGTCATCGACGGCGAAAAACAAGCCGCACTTAGAGAAATATCTGAACGATTCGGAGTGGTAGAAACTGTTAATACACTTCAACTATTGATGAAAGAAGTTACAAAAAAAGAAATCACTCCCGACTCGGTAAATGCGGCTTGTAACTGCGTCCAGAATTTAAACTTAACTATTAAGACGGCCATCCAGGCGGCTCGGTATTTAAGTGAAAAGTAGCGCCTGGCTTGCGCTAATTGCCAAAGGCGGGGTTACATTCGGAAACCTTCATTTCGATGCGGAGTTCGAAAATGCAACGCACTTGCTTTGACTGCGAAAGTATTATTGAAGGGCATTTCAGAAAAAGATGCGCCGGGTGTGCCGCTGTTTTAAAAAAACGCCCACTTGGTAATCTTACAGAAGCCCAAGAACAGACTGTTAAAGAGCTTGCCGGCACTATGAAAATTAAAGACTTAGCAAAACACGTGGGGACTAGTGATAGCACTCTCGACCGCTGGGCCTATTATAATAATGTGGATATTAACTGGCTCTCGTACGACAAAAAAACAATTAAGGACGTTTGTGATTATTATGGGGGACACGGGCTACTAAAAACTCAAGAAGCATTTCCTATGGTCCGGGTTCGAAGCATCGTAGAAAAATATAAGTTATTCAAACCAAGATGCCGCCCTTGGACCTTGCAAGAACGCATTGAGCTGGTGCGCATGGCGGGGTTAGTCAGCGGTATATCTCAATACAAATATTTTAAGAGGCCGCGAGCTAGGGCCGGCTCCATTTGGGCCGCTTATATTAAAACAATTAAAGCCGCGCCTACTTATCTAAACGGCTTACCCCGCGACTCCGCAAAACATTTAGTGACTAGCAATGCCCGCTATTTAAAGGTGTATGGGATTAGCCGCACAAAACGAAGAGTGCTATTTAGATCAATGCTTTTATGGATAGATTTAGAAAAGCACTTAAAAGTAGGCGCTCCTAAGCACCTACAAGACAGCATTAGGGCTTGTGCGGATTTTCAAAGGTGGATTTGGAAAGACCCTCAGCCACGAAATAAAATTCTAAAAATGATTAAGGAACGGGAGAAATGAATGACCGACAAGACAAAGAAACTGCGTGACGAGGTCTTAGCCAAGAAAGAAGTGAAATGATGTTTGGCTTTACAATTATCAGCAAGCAAAGGCTCGCGGAGCTTGAGCGGCATCAAGTTAAAATGCAAAAATTTTGGCAGGTTCACAGGTGGTTCTCCGGGTGGAAGGACCTTGATATTATCTGGGATTATTTAATCCAGGATACAAATTTTGGTGGCATTGAGCGTGCGCGAAAAGACTACGCGGCAGCTCGCAAAACTGATGAATACGGAAGCGAAATAAAATGAACGAGAACGAACCAGTAGATGATTCTTTTGATGATGTTCACTGCATGCCAGAAGATAGGAAACACGAGTGTTCTAGCAAGTGTTGGTGCGTGCCAGAGCTAAACGCTGATTATAGAGATGAGGGGGGCCGACGACTATGGATACACAGGGAGTTAAATTGAAAGCAATTAGGGAGTTAACTAGAGGCGGTGTGTAAATGGCTAAGCGTGGACCAAAACCAGTTAAAATAGATTGGGAGCAATTTGATAAACTTTGTTACATTCAATGTACAGTTAGAGAAATTGCAGCTTGGTTTGATTGCTCAGTGGACACAATTGAAAATCGCTGTTGGGCAGAACAAGGAATGAAATTTTCGGACTATTACGCGGAAAAGAAAGAAAAAGGCCTGATTTCCCTTCGAAGACTTCAATATCAAGCAGCTGAAAAAGCAAATGTAGTCATGCTTATTTGGCTGGGCAAACAATATCTCGGGCAAAAAGACAGACAAGAAACTGAGCACACAACAAGCGTGCCTATTCAAATAAAAATTGACAGTGACGACGCAAAAGCCTGAGTTTAGAAAAACAGAAAAACAAAAAGAGCTGGCAATACTTCTTGGCTCTGACGCCAAAGAAATTATGGCGTACGGTGGCTCTCGAAGTGGCAAGACGTTTGGGCTTTGTCGACACGTTTTTGTTCGTGCAGCTAAGGAAAAATCTAGACATTTAATTTTACGAAAAAACTTTAACCACATTAAAAGATCTATATGGCTCGACACTTTACCAAAGGTTCTCTCCCTGAGCTTTCCTAACCTGAGAGCAAAGCCCAACAAAAGTGATTTTTATTATAAATTAGCAAACGATTCGGAGATCTGGGTTGGTGGACTTGATGATAAAGACCGCGTCGAGAAAATTCTAGGTACCGAATACTCAACGATTTATTTTAACGAGTGCTCTCAGATTGATTACTCAAGCGTTCAGATTGCTAAAACAAGGTTGGCTGAGAAGAATGGGTTAGCCAAAAAAGTTTATTACGACATGAACCCACCGACAAAGCGTCACTGGGCTTATTGGCTTTTCGAAAAGCACATTGACCCAATCGACGAAGTGCCTGTGCAAAATCCAGAGGCCTACGCCTCTCTATTGATGAACCCGGTGGACAATCTAGAAAACATTGACGAAGAGTATTTAGATCTTTTATCTAAAATGCCAGAAAAAGAGCGCAACAGGTTTTTACTGGGCTTGTATAATGACGACTCTGACGGGAGTGTTTACTACAGCTTTGATAGGGATAAACACGTAAAGCCGGTAGAGAAAAATCCTGGAACTATATTTATAGGCATGGATTTCAACGTCGACCCAATGACAGCAGTTATTGGCCAATATAGGGATAATTCTTTTTATATATTCGACGAAGTGTTTTTGAACAACTCAGATACGTATAAAATGACAGCTGCACTTAAAGAAAAGGGTTATGCTGGAATTATTATCCCAGACTCAACTGGAGCAAACAGAAAAACATCCGGCCAATCTGATTTTCAAATTCTTAGAGAATCCGGTTTTAGAATCGATTCAACCCATAACCCTTTTGTTACTGACCGCGTTAACAATATTAATAGGCTATTCACTGACGGTCGGATAGTGATTGATCCGAAGTGCAAGAAGTTGATTAACGATTTGGAAAAAGTTGTTTGGAAAAACGACGAACTAGACCAGTCGGGTGCGAATAAACATTTGACTCATATCTCGGACTGCTTAGGATATTTATGTTGGAAATTAGATCCATTTAGCCGCATGATTAAAAAGTACGAATCACAGCCGAGGTAATTAGTGCCAATAGATTTTCTTGATCCAAATCAGCGTAAAAAAATCATTTCCGAAATCAAGGGTCAAGAGAACAAAGAGCGAAAAGCTGTATCTCTTAAGCAGTATGAAATCATGCAAGATCGGCAACATCAGTATGTGGTTGAATATTTACGGCAGCAATTTTCTAGCAAGACCGTTAAAGAAATGCCGGTGGTGTCTTCGATCAACTTAGCTCGAAGGATTGTTACCAAGGAGGCTAGTCTTTATTTGAATAAGCCTTCTCGGACATTTCAAGATGCTGATGAGAATCAGACGGCACAACTAAACGCGCATTATAATTCGATGAGTTTTGACTCAAAGATGATGAAGTCGAATCAGTGTTTTAAGCTCCAGAATCAAAATCATCTGATGATTATTCCTAAGGAAGGTAAGTTAAATTGCCGAGTGTTGATGAGTCATCATGTTGATGTGGTGCCGAGTGATATCAACCCAGAAAAGGCAGAGGCTTACATTATTTCTAGCATGGACAAGAATGATTTTCTAAATCAAGAAATGTCTGCGGGTAGTAATTTAGCTAATCCATCATCGACTGGGTTTAACGCTCAATCTGGTTCGGCGTATTCAGATCGGCTTAATCAAAAGATTGGCGATCCTGATGATTGGAAAGCGACACTTGAGCGGTATGCGGTGTGGACAAACGATCTTAACTTTGTGATGGACGGCAATGGAAAAATCATTAGTGATCCAGGTAATATTTCTAATCCTATTGGTATCTTGCCTTTTGTTGATATTAGTTATGACAAGGACTTTGAATACTTTGTTCGCAGTGGGGCTTCCCTTACTGATTTCAGTGTTCAATATTGTGGCGCTTTATCGGATCTTGGCAATGTCGTCAAAATGCAAGGATGGGCGCAAGCGTGGATGAAGGGCGATAAAAACTTAATGCCCGAGAATATTCAGATTGGTCCAAACTTTATTTTGAAATTGCCGATTGATCCTGATTCTAAGGTAGAGACTGATTTTGGTTATTCTAATCCAAGTCCAGATCTTGCCGGATCTATTCAATATATTGAGATGATTTTATCTAGCTTTTTATCTAGTCGAGGTTTGGATCCATCGATTGTGTCTAGTAAGGGCCAGGGCGAGAAGTTCTCGTCTGGTGTTGAGAGATTACTTGCGATGATTTCGCAGTTCGAGGCATCAAAGGGAGATATGGAATTGTATCGACAAGCCGAGGTTAAGGCGTTTGATATTATCGTTGCTTGGAATAATATTTTACGTGGCAGTGATTTGTTGGATAAGGATTTACAGATTGCCGAAATCCCAGAGGGTGTAAAACTTAGTGTTAAGTTTGCAGAGCCTCAGATGATTCAAAGTCGAAACGAACAATTAGATGCGATCACAAAAGAGCGTGAGCTTGGGCTTAAGTCTAGAATTGACGCTTTGATGGAGCTAAATGGAATTGATCGTGAGCAGGCTTTGGTATTGGCTGAAGAGATTGACAAGGACGAATTACTATTTCCAAAGAGCGCGATGAAAATCCCTGAGCAAGTTAACAATCCAGATCAAGGTGTGGTGAATGGCCAAGACAAAGGGCTTAAAGCTGACCCAGTCGGAAGTCAGTCAGACGCTTGATTTAAACGATTTGTTTGGCGCTAACTTTTCTGGCAATTCAGGTTTAGCTCAAGCAATTGGTCAAGCGATGATTGATAAGATTATCGAGCGAACTAGTTCTGGTAAGGGCTTGGACGGGGTTAAATTAAAATCACCTTATTCAAAGATGTATGCTGAGAGTTTAGAATTTAAGGCTTTCGGCAAGAGTAAGAACAAAGTGAATATGGAGCTAACGGGTCAGATGTTAGGGACATTGGACGTTGTTGGTAATGATGCTGGCAAGGTAACGATTGGTTGGATAGATGATAACGAGAATGCGAAGGCATATAATCACAATGTTGGGGACACTGTTCCTAAGCGTCCTTTTTTTGGGCTTAGCAAGTCAGAGCTTGATGATATTAAATTAGAATTTATTGACAGAGTGAAGTCCGAGACGAAATCATTACAGTCTGAGCGGGACCGGGTTATTAGCGAGATAATTGGGGCCTTGAATCCACGGAGTGGGTTTGAGTTTGGTGCCGACGATGGTTGAGGATTTTGTAGCGGGCATTTACACGCATCGAGACATGGCGGGCGTTACTTTTTTAGTTCAGCGAAGCGTGCGCACGCACAATGGCGATTTCGAAGTTGTGGCAAATATTTATAACGAGCGGGTGTCGAAGTTAGTTCAGACGGATTATTCCTTTATTGTTCAAGCAAAGTTCTTAGATAAGTGGACATATCATGGCATCAGCTAAGGTAAAAATAACTGGCATTCCTGGAGTTAGAAGAAGCGTGCGTGAGACTTTTGATAAAGTACGCACAGATAAGGCTTTGCTTTCAGAGTTAGCTGAGCAATTACAAGCGGATGTTTTAGGAAGTGCTAGAAGTGGAAAATCACCGGGTGGTAAAGTATTTCCTAGTTTATCTACGAGTTGGCAAAAGAGTCGTGAGTATTTAAAGCGGTACAATTCTACAGGAGAGTTTTATTTAGGCTCTAGTAAATCTAATTTAACTTTCACGGGTAAGTTTTTAGAATCGATTGTCGCTAAGGTTTTCCCATCGGAAGGTCTAGTTAGCGTTGAGCCTTCTGGTCGTCATCCTGGATACAAGACTGGGTCTGGAAAGACTAAATCGGTGGACAACAAAAAGTTGTCTAACTATTTGAGTGATATGGGTTTTGAGTTTTTATTTGTGTCAAAAGCTTTTAGGAAAAGGACTGTAGTTACGGTTAAAAGGTTTTTGAGACGAATAATATTACAAAATAAGTAATTGCAACAACATAAAAAGGAGTTTAGAGTTTATGCCAGAAGATACAAAGGCCAGTGGCCAAGCCGACCAAGTTACCAGTGGTGACGAAATCAAAGAGACAATTAAAGAGACGCCTGTCAAAGAGGACAAAGTCGCATACGACACTTATAAAAAGGTGTTGAGTGAGGCTAAAGCTGCCAAGGAAAAGGCAAAAGCATTAGAGGCTGAAGTACAGAAGTACACTCAGGCCGAGATGCAGACGCAGGGTAAGTCTAACGAGTTGATCGAGTCTTTGAGGAAACAAGTTGGCGAAAAAGACACGCAGATAAAAGATTTTAAGAAGAATTACGCTTACAAACTTTTAACTGCCGCGGTCGAAGCTGAGGGTGCCAAGCACGGATGTGTGGACACCGATCTTCTGCTGAAGAGTATGGATCTAAACGCGATTGAGTTTGGGGACGATTTTTCAGTTAACTCGACTGATATTCAGCGAGAGGTTACGTCGGTGATTGGTAAGAAGCCTTATTTGTTTAGCAAAAAGGTTTCAGGAATAAACGATGTAAATCCAAAGCTAGATAAGCAGTCGCTCAACGGCAAGGATGATGATTTTAGTAAGCTATCGTTAGCTGATAAGATCAAGAAGGTTGCCGAGATGAGCGCGAACGGTGTTTATAATAAAAGAGGTTCTAACTAATTAATAAATCCATGGAGGGTTTAAAATATGGCAAATGAAATTGGCCTGACAGAAGTAACTGCGATTGCACAGGATGCGATTGCGGCAGTTGTACAAGAGGTTTTGAAGCAGCAAAGTATTTTGCTTCCAACCATTTCGGACTATTCATCTTACGCAATGAAGGGTGACAAGTCGGTATCAATCCCTAAGCGCACGCAGTTTGCAGCGGCTGACAAGACTGAGAACACAGACCTAACTTCTCAGATGTTGACTTTTTCTGCTGACAAATTGGATTTGAATAAGCACAAAGCGATTTACTCAAAGCTTGAGCGAATTGCTGGTGTTCAAGCGATGGTTCAGGTTGATCAACAGATCATCACTGAAATGGCGACTGAACTTGCTTTGCAAATCGACAAAGACATTATCGTTCAATTGAAATTGGCTTCTACTGCGGCTCCTGATCATCTTTTGGATTATGCAAATAGTCCTACCGATACGATTGCAGCGGTTGACATCTTGGAAGCTCGTCGATTGATGAACGTTCAAGTTGTTCCACAAGCAAATCGTTACATGCTGATTTCTCCTGATCAGGAGAAGGCAATGTTGCAAATCGCTAACTTTATCGAAGTTTTTAAGTATGGTGCGGATGCAGTTGCTTTGAAGAACGGTGAGCTAGGCCGCATTTACGGATACACTGTTTTGATGCACACTGGTTTGTCAGCAGCGGATACTTTGTTCTGGCATCAGTCTGCAGTTGGTTTCGCACGTCAGATGAATCCTGAGTACGCGACTGATTTCCAATTGGCGTCTGTATCACAAGAGTATTTGCTTCATAATTTGTATGGAGTGAAGGTCTTGGATGCTGGTAAACGACAAGTTTATTTCAACGGTGCTGGTGTTTAATAGTCATGGTTGGGAATAGCCTACGCGTCCCGACATATATAAAAGCGAGCAGCCCGCAAGGGCTGTTTCGCTTAATGCTTTTGAACAACATAAAGTTTGGGACTAAGTTTGCTTACCAGGACATTCAGTTTGTGAAGGACGCTTGGTACGCATGGTATTTGAAAGACGTTTCGTTATTAGAGGTAGTTGAACAAGCGCCAGCTTAATATTGTGCATCTGAAAGGATGTCAGCGATGGCCGTCGACGATCATGGTTTAGAGGTTTTAAAGAAGTCGGCTGAGCTATATGCTGGGCCGACCGAGTTACTTTTAAGAGTAAAAGATCCTGCTAGTATTACAGTATTAAGTTCTCTTCTTGCGACTGTTGATGCGAGCAGTTCTACAATTGATGGCATATCGTATTTAAATTTATTATCAGAGTGGCCGTTTTTAGCGGTTGATAACAACATAAAGGCTAATTACCCGACTGCGACCAGGGAGACTTACGAATTTCGAAAGGATTTAGTTGTAGTTATAACCTTACAGGTTGATTACACGGATTCGACGAAGGACGTTCTTTCTGAGGTGCGGAGGATTGTTTGAGTTTTAAATTTAATCCTTTAATAAAAATAGGATTAGACCGTGTTAATTCGCCAGATTTTGTTTTGTTTGCTGGCACGATTTTGCCGGCGCAGTCTGCGAATATAAAACTCGATGATGATGCGAATTTTACAGCTTGCCGATTGAGTTTTGAGATTTATTTTTCTGATTTAACTAAGAACAAAAGCTTCGACATGAACATAACTAAAAAAGACACTGGACTAAGTGATAGTATTTACTCTCGGATTGGATCTCTTTCGGCATCGGTAGTTGCGAATATCTCAGGGCCTGATATCATTTTGAGCGTGACCAATAACGAATCAACTGCGGTGTCATATAAAATGAAATGCATGTTAATATAACGGGGGAATAAGATGGGAAGAGTACTTCACGGGATTGAAAAGGGCGTTAGATTATTTCAGGAAAACGGTAATGAATTAATCGATATTTTATCAGGTACAGCCGCGCCAGATGGATTGCTTGATCAGTCGGATGCGCCCATTGGTTCGCTTTATGTTCGATCAGGTACTGGCCAGCTTTACCAAAAGATTGCAAACGTCGGCAATTCTTCTGACTACCAGTTAAACGGTGCGACCGCTGCTGTAATCGGTACATGGAGACCTGAAAGCCTTGTTTTAGTAACTAACGCAATCCAAGGTGCAGGCACTCGTGACATGGTTGTGTCGCCTTTTTCGGATGACGAAGGTACTGCGGTACCTATCGGTGATTTTGTTGTTGATAAGTATGTGATCACGGATGCTGACGGCACTCCTGCTTTGTTAAGAATTAGCGCTGTAGTCGGTGCCGATGTCACTTTCGTAGCAGCGGCTTCTGCGCTTGTTGCGAATGATACTTTTGTAACTAAGCATTACTTGCCTGACAGTCCTGCGGCTCAAGAGTCTGAAGCGATTGTGAATTACAACGGCACTATCATGATTAAGATCTCCGATGTGAATTGGAATTTCGCAGACGGCATCAATATGGCAGCCGGTTACGCGCAAACCAACGGCTCGATCACTTCTGCGGATACTGTAAACTCAGCAATCCAAAAGCTTGACGGTAATCAGATTGATTTGACTACTTTGTCAGGCGTCGCACCGGGTGCTACGTCACTTGGTACTTTTACAGGTGCTACCATTCCTGATTCTTCGACTGTTAAAGCAGCGCTTCAATCATTGGAGACCGCTCAGGAAGAGATCGACCAAAACGTAAATGATCTAATTGCCTTAAGTGGGGTTGCTGAAAATGCGACCACGCTTGGAACATTTACCGGTGCGACGATTGCTGATTCTTCTACCGTAAAAGCGGCTTTACAGTCTTTAGAGACGGCTCATGAGGAAGTTGATCAGAATGTTAATGATCTAATCACGCTTAGCGGTGTCGCTGAGAATGCTACGGACTTGGGTACCTTCACTGGTGCGACAATTCCTGACAGCTCAGATAATAAAGAAGCTTTGCAATCTCTTGAGACTGCGCATGAGGAAGTTGATCAGAACGTAAATGATTTGATTACGCTTTCTGGTGTGGCAGAAAACGCATCTTCTTTTGGTACTTTCACGGGTGTATCGTTAGCCGATAGCCAGACTTCTAAACAGTTATTCCAGCGAATCGAAGTGTTGCTTGAGCAAATGCGAGGCGTTCAATCGACTGGCATTACTACTGCTGTGACTGTTGACTCGGTACCTCACGCGAGCGTTAAGGCTTGTAAGTGGTTAGTCGAGGCATTTCAAGAGGCGACTCCTGCGAACAGAAAATCGTTTGAGATTTTTGCTTTGAATAACGGCACGGATGTTGATGATACTGCACACTCTCTTTTGAAGCTTGGGGCTAATTTCAACTTAACTTTGTCGGTGGACATTTCTGGCGCTGATATGCGGCTAAGAGCTGCAAGTTCAACTGCTGGCGTGACTGTTACTGCGCGACGAATTGAAGTTGTGAAATCAGTCTTGTAAGGGGTTTTTTGAGTGGATATTGATAAGGCCCTTGAGGCTTCTCAGGGGTTTCTAGTTGAAAGCGGGCCGTTCTACACGGGTGGGACGGCCTCTCCTGTTGGGCAAGACTTGCCGACGAGTACTTTTTATTTACAGCATTCTGATCAAGGTGTGATTACGTGGCGAAAATACGGCGCGGGTGTGAGCGATTGGGTTCGAGCATCATTTATGGACTTTCGTACCATCACAGAATCTCTAGCTGAGAGCAATACGACCTCAACGATTTTTCAGACAAAGGTTACTGAAACTAAGTTTCTGCCAGTGGGTAAATATAGGATTCAGTGGTGTTTTCAGGGGCGCGAGGCTGGAGCGAATTCAATTCCTGAATATAGGGTTTTGTTTAACGGCGCGCAGGTTTGGATAATCGTAGATCCGATTGATACTTCTAAAGCCACGTCATACGGGTGTTTTCTTTACGTTGATGTAGCCACTGCCGGGAACATTACTTGGACACTTGAGTATAGAAATCAAACATCTGGTAGAACGACGTATATTTCGGGCGCAAAAATAGAACTGTATAGAGCGGAGTAATTAAAAATGGCATCAACAAAGTACACCTACAATAAGTCTTGTGATGCTCAAAGACTCACGCTTGAGATTCAAGAAAGCACGATTATTATTGCTTTGGATTACATTACTGGGTCTGCGGATCTTGTGGACATTTGGTTTAAGGCCGAGTTAGCCGCTGGCGAAGTTACGACTCTTACGGCTTTAGTGGGTGCGCATGTTAATACTCCACTACCGGATAACCAAATAAGCATGGTGGAGGTATCAAAACTGCCGCCCGCGCAGCCTTTCGCCGATCCGCTTTATCGAACGAAGCACCAAGTTAAGACCGGCATTACTACGATTGCGAACAATTCTTCTAGCACGATTGATTTTGTTTTGTCTGAGGAGCTTTATGCCAGTGGCGGGACAGTCGTTATTAAAAACGCTAAGTACGGCGATTGGCTGAGTGCCGAGATCCGGGACACGCTGGGAGTTATCCCAGAGGCTTATAGGTCGGCACTTTGTGAGAATTGGCCAACGGTTGCGACGTATATTATCTCTCAATATTTAGAGGTGTATGATTCAAATTCTGTTTGGTTTAAGCAAGGTGTGGACACAAGGCCGCTGGTCGCAAGGATATCGGCAGGCCTGGCTTTACGCGTGACTTACAACGCGTGCGACGATGCAAGTGGAGATACTCGGTCGGTTTTAGTAAACTACTTTTTAAATAAGAAACTTTAAAGGTAGCGGGAGCGGGAGGGGGATTTTTGGGCGACGTTACTTTTTTATTTTGTAAGAAAATATCTAAGTGGGCGCTTTTTAAGTATTTGATCATGTGCGGCGAGCGATTAGATTTCAGTCACGCAGCTTTGTTGATTGACGGTTGGGTTTATGAGTCTATTTTTCCTTTATCAAAGAAGAGTCCTTTAGGTGGTTGGCTTTTAACCTATGAGATTGTCGAGACTTACAAGTTTGAAGTGCCTCTTGAGAACGTGGATTTGATCAAGCTTGATTGCGAAGAGCTGATGGGTAAGCGGTATTCGCAGTTTCAGATTGTTTTAGTGGCTTTGAGTTTATTGTCGAAAAGTATTGAGAATTACTTTTCTAGAATAAAATGGAATGGTCGCAAGTTTTTAATTTGTACTGAGTTAGCTGGTGACATAGCATTTAATCACTTTGATATAAGCTTCGGCGGCGAACAGATTGATAATCTAGGACTGCGCGAGTTGCGAGACGGAATCAGAGACAAGGCGAGGTTGTAATGGCTATTTTTGGAGTGTTAGAGACTGACTTGGTAGTTCAGGTGAATGAAAAAGTTAGGCTTGACGCGTCTAAAACTTTTGTTACTAACGATGAAGCAGATATCACTTTGGTGGAAATAAAGCCATCGGCTGCGGACGCTTATATAACTGTTTTTTCAACGGTTGGTGCTGAGTTACAAGAGAACTGGTTTTTGGATTGGTCTTATTCTGCGGCGGCTGCGACCACGGCCAGTGTTCGGATAACGACGAACGCAGCCCCGGTTGTGTTTACTAAGGATTTCACGGTTGTCAGTGTTGCGACCGACGCGCTTTTCGCGAGTGATGATGATTTAAAGACAATTGAGAGTGATATTATGAAGTGGTTACCTGCGGGTAAATCGACTTGGAATTTCACGCACCGTAAGGTTCAGCAAAGGATTTTGACTGAGATTTACAAGTCTAGGATTTTAGGCACTGACTACGAGAAGCTAACCAAGGCTGAATTTTTGGATATTTCTGAAGTTCGTGAGTGGGCAACTTACATGGCCTTGTCTATGATTTATGGATCTATCCAGAACGCGGTGGATGACGTGTTTATGCAAAAATCTAAGAAGTACGAAGCAAAGTCTAACGAGTATCAGCAGTATACGTTTAATATTTTGCGGGCTGATTACAATCGTGACGGGAATATTACCGAAACCGAGAAGCTAGACTTTAGGTCTGGCGGATTGATTAGACGATGAGTTTCGCGCTTGTTAGGCCTTATTTTAGAGCCAGATGCAAAGTGGTTGGGCTAACTGAACACGTTGACGCATTTAATAACGACAATATTCCATCGACGATTATCGATAAGGCTTTTCACTTAGGTGCTCCGGGTGGATCTAGCCGTAAGTTAAATCAGAATGATCACGAGTTTGATATTGATTTTGAGTTTTCGGTTTATTTTAAGGGGTACCGCAATCCTAGCGAGGGCTTGGATCGGGCAATTGAGACGATAGAAACACTTGTAAAAGAGATTGAAAAGCCGTCAAATAGATTGGGTACATGTCTAAAGAATGTCGTCACTCAGAGCATAAACTTTGAATCATTGGCGGACTCGAATGACAATGCGATTAGAGCAAGGATTAGCTGTAATATAGTAACTAGTTTAAGTTTATAAATTAAAATGCAATTTTTCAAAGGAGTGAAAAATGTCTTGTGGTACAGAAAACGTAAAAATTGAACCAATGGAAGTTTACCTGGGGACAGATGTCGCTCAAGTACAAACTGTAACGTGCGTTGCATCTAGCGTTGCTTCGAACTTGAACAGTAAATACTTTCTTTTATATGCATCTACCGGCGTGAAATACGTTGTGTGGATGGATGTTAACAATACGGGCGTTGATCCGGCCATTGCGGGATACACGAGTGTATCTGTAGAGCTTGGCGCGAATCCACAGACTGCGGCGCAAGTTGCGACTGCGGTTCAGGTTGCGGTCGATCCACTGGCGACTTTTGTTGCTACTGTTTCTGGTTCTGTAGTTACGATTACAGACGCGGCTTCCGGAGCTGCAACTTTTGCTCATGATTCTCAAGTGGCAAAAACTGGTTTTGCATTTTCTGTTTCTAAAGTTGGCGATACTTTCGACAAAGTTGGACTAATTGATGGCGATATCGCAATTAGTGGTCTTGCAAGAACGCCTGTTGATATTAAAGCACATCAAAACGGCGCGACTGTTTTGGGTCAGATTTTTACTTCTGCTGGAAATCCAGAGATTAGTTTCACGCTAAAAGAAGTCACTTACGCGCGTATTGAGAAGATTTCTCGGTATGCAAACGGTGCTTTTTACCCAGTTGCGGCAGCGTCTACGCCTGGAATTGGCGGCGGTTCTGGCGGATTGTTTAAGTCTCCTACGACTCCACAGCTTGTGTTGCATCCGGTTCGTTTGGGAGTTGCTGATAAATCGAATGACTATTGCTTTTGGAAAGTAAGTCTTGATTTAGACAGTTTGAATTTCTCAGGCGAGAACATTTTAATGTTGCCAGTTAAGGCAAAAGCGTTTGAAGATTGCGACAAGGCTTCTGCGGTTTCTGTATGGATGTACGGAGATTGGTCACAAAGCTTTGTAAAGTAATCTAAAACAACTGGGAGAGTTTGTGCATTTTAAAGCTGAATCAAAACCAAAGGCGACCCTAGAGATAGGGTCAAACACTTATAAGATAACAGCGCCACTTGTTGGTCAGACTGCAAGTTTGTCTGAGGCGCTAAGTGCTGAGCCTTCGTTGTCGAAGCAAAATCTTATGACCAAGCAATTCATGTGCGACCTTGGGCAAATCCCAATGGCTGAACTTGAGAAGCTAGATCAAGATTTGTTTAATCAGCTTTTTGATTTCATCGTTAGTTCAAAAAAAAACTAACGTATTGGGGCTTTAAGAAAGCAAAGCTTGCCCATTTTTACGGATGGAGCAGGCCCGAAGTCGAGTGTCTTAGCGAAGACGATGCGGAGGATTACTGGAATGCGATTACGGTGATTGAAGCTCAAAAAGCCTTGGTTGAATTAAACTTACTTCACTTTGATAAACTGTCAAAAAGCGACAGAGAGAAAACGCACAGGTCGCTTACTTCTCAGGCTTATCCAGATTCTTTTTTTGAAAAAAAGGCACTTTCAGCAGAACATTTACAGAGGCTATTGCAAGGACGCTAGATGGCTAATGAAAAAATTGAAGTATCGATAGTTTTAGATGATGGCTCGATTGCTAGTGGCTTTGCTAACATCGAGGCAAAAGCTAAAGATTCGGGTAAAAAAGTCGGTGATTCTTTTCAATCTGGTGCGACTAAGGGCCTAGACGGATTTACGGGCGGCAAAGCTTCAGCGGTGATGGATGTTCTGACCAGCAAGGCTGCGCTGGCATCGGCGGCTATTGCTACAATTGGTTTTGCGCTAAAGGCCGCTTTCGATGGCGCTTTAATCGGTGAAAAGATCAACGCTCTTAATTCGCAGTTTGATTCTTTAGCTGCGCGCGAGGGCTTGGTCGGTTCTAAACTAAAAGAGGGTTTGGAATTAGCGGCTGACGGGTTGATCGATACTGAGGATTTGCTTCAAGGCGCAAACAGCGCGATTACGGTGCTGGGACAAAGCGCTTCTCGATTGCCCGAACTTTTAACAACTGCTACGCAGGCAACAGCCCTCCTCGGCGGCACTGCTAAAGACCGCTTTGAAGATTTAATCCGCGCTGTCGAAACGGGGAATCAAAAACTGCTACAAAATAATAAGATATTTGTAGATGTCAATAAAGTCTATAAAGACTATGCAGACTCGTTGGGAATCTCTAGAGATAGGTTAACAAAAACACAAGAGCAGGCGGCGCTACTTGATGCGGTTTTGGAAAATAGCAAGAAAACTTTTAAAGGCGTAACTAATGAAGTAACTCCCCTTGCAAACGCTATGACTCGGCTGAAAGTTGCGAGTGGTGAGTTTTTTGATGGGTTGTCTATTGCTTCCAATAAAAATTTCGGCGGAATTTTTAAGTCAATAGCCGACAGCTTTACTGGTATAGTAAAAGGCATCACTCCTGCTCAAAGGGGAGTTTCAGAGTTAAACCAAGAAATAGAAGGCCTAAGAAAAAGGCTGGATTCATTAGCTGGACAGAAAGCTAATCTTTTTAACCTTTTTACTGCTGGCGGTAATCCAGATGTCATTGCTTCAATTAACGTAAGGATTAAAGAAAATCTTGCTTTAATAGACGAATTAGCCAAAAAAGAAAAAGGATTAGAGGCCAGCAGACAAGAGGCGTTGGCTAGAAAGAAAAAAGAAGAAGAAGACTTAAAAATTCAGAAAGCGGCGGAGGCTGAGGCTAGGGATCTCGCAGTTACGAGCGCTACGATTCCTAACCGATCTGCCGAACTTGCGAGTAAAGAAAACACAGCTGCCATTGAAGCGAATGGTAATCCCTTTGCAGAAGATCCGGTGGAAAGAGCTGAAAGAAAAGCTGAAGCCCTTAAAATTATAAATGATCAACAGAATGCAAGCCTAGCGGCTGCCAATAAGCAATTTGCCGACAGTGAACAATTCTCAAAAGAGCAGAGGGAAACTGTTTTGACCAGCATTACAGCAGCCGGAGCGGCAAAGCGCATAGAAATCGATAGAAAAGCAGCGGCGCAATCGGCTGCGATTGAGCGAAACAAGCTTACATTTGCCGCCGGATTGCTTGGACAACTTGCCACGATTCAGGACTCTGGCAGCCGCGAGGCCTTTGAAATTGGAAAAGCAGCGGCACTTAGTCAAGCAACGATTAATGGCTATTTAGCTGTTACCGAAGCTTTTAAGCTTGGGTTTCCAGCGGCCCTGTTTGCTGTCCCGATAGCTATTGCGACCAGCGCTATTAATATTCAAAAGATTGCACAAACCCAGTATGGTCAAGCCGGTGGCTCGCCGGCTTCAAGTGTGGATCCAGGCGCGTTCACTGGCGGTGGTATTGGCGCCACACCAACTGGCGGATTGGTAACTGATGGCAATCCTTTAACAACTCCTACAGAGCTAATTAAGCCAACGACAACTATCGAAGTGAATATTCAAGGTGATGTTTTGGATTCTGATCAGACTGGGCTTAGAATTGTAGACCTATTAAATTCAGCCTTTGATAAACAAGGCGTACAGGTAAGAACAGCATGATTAAAACAATGTGCCAATTTTATTACGGTCACACAGTCAATGAGACAAACTTTTGGCTAGATTTTCAAGAGGGTACGGACCCAGCGCTATCGGCCAAAGTTGCAATCGGTGAATATACAATCACTGATTTTTGTTCAGCCGTTGCTCGAGCCATGAATTTAGTTGGAACTTTTGATTATTCCGTAACAGTAAATCGTTCTACCCGCATCATCACTATATTAGGGACTGGTTCTTTTAAAGTGTTACCCGTGACGGGTGTTAATTCGTCTAAGTCAGTTTTGCCCTTGCTTGGAATAGTTGCGGATACGGCTCTTGCTACGACTGCGGTCGGAGTGTCTGCGTCTGGGTTTTCTTGGCGGCCTCAGTTTTTAGCTCAGGACTTTGTTGATTTCGAAGATCAGCAAGACGCTGTAGACGGCGTGTCTCGCGAATCAACAAGTGGGAAAACTGAAAGCGTTAGGTTTGGAACTGTTAAAACAATGGACGCAAACTTTACTTACATTACTGATGTGCCTCAATCCAATGGACTTATTGAAAACAATCCGACTGCGGTTTCAGAGGCGAGGCAGTTTTTAGAATACGCAACGACTAAGGCTGATCTTGAGTTTATGCCAGACAGGGACAGTGTAAGTGTTTTTACTAAATGCTTACTAGATAGCTCGCCTGGATCTAAAAACGGAATTGGGTTTAAACTTCAAGAATTATATTCGAGGGGCCTAGTTGGCTATTTCGAAACTGGTGTGCTTAAATTTAGAAAGATAACGTGAGGGGTTTAAATTGAGTTTAATTGATGGACAGGACGTCTCGGCCGCAATAACCAATGCGGCTTTTGTTTCAAGAACTACAGACACAAATACAGTCGGGGTTTTAGCTTTAGAAAATACGGCTAACGTCAGCTCAGGCGCATTGATTACTAACGCACAACGAGCTGTAAACGAAACTTTCGACGCGGTCGGGATGACTGGCGAGGGAGATGCGACTAGAAAAAACTATTCATCTAATAAAATTGTGACAAATGGGGATTCTCATAAGGTTGCGATTGGAAAGCTAGACGCTGAATTTCACGAGACAACAGGGCACGCGCACTCGGGCGCGGCTGGTGATGGGCAGCCAATTGATGCGGCTAATTTGGATAATATCAATTTGTTTTTTGCTGAGTGGCAGTCATTCACAAAAGCTGCCGTTAGCGGATCAACCGCCACGGTTACAACAGAACTTGCTGGCAAAATATCTGGAGGCACGTCTGGATCTTTGGGCGTGATAACTACGGCGCCAAGCAACAAGATTGCTATTTTTGACTCTTTGACTGGGCAAGGATTTGAAGACTTAGAAGGCCAAAAAGTATTTGGTCGTATTACTTATTCGGCTCCTGATTTTACTGTTGGTTTTTTCACTAATGAAGTCGGCGTTGAGACTACATACAACTTTGCGTCACCTAAGGATATGCGGTTTTTTTATTTAGAAGTGTTTAATCAAAGCACGCGTCCGACGATTCCCAACGGTCCAGAGTTTGGGTCCATGGATTTGACGGCTGACATTGCGGACGCTGATCAATTTCGCCGGGGATTGGTAAGCACGGGAAACCAGACGCTTGAGGGGTTTAAAACTTTTGCATCTGGTGTACAAACTACTGGGAGATTCTCTCTTGGTGAAAATGTTGATTCTACAAGTACCGGAGCTGATGTAATCATTGGAACGCCGGTATCGTTTGTTTATCCGCTAAATGTTTTGACTAACGCAGGCGTGACTTCGGTTTCTGGATTAATTCAAGACGGATTCAATAAAATCGCTGTTGTGATTAACGCGACTGGAAACGCGATTGATTTGAATAACAACTCAGTCGCAGTAGTTTCGCCGCAAAATAGAATTTTAACTGGCGGCGGGACAACAATTACTTGGAAAAACAACCAGGCTTTTTATTTTATTTGGGACAATTCAACACAGCGCTGGCACTTAAGCGGCCAAGACGCTGGGACTTTCTCGCTTACAGCGTTCGGATCGACACCGAATGTTAACGGCGCAAGCTATAATACTGGCACTGGAGTTTTTAATTTAGAACCGGCATCGCCTTCTTTTCCTGGAGGGGTTACAACTTCGGCGCAAGGTTTTTCTGGTAAAAAAACTTTTGCCGGCGGGGCTTTGCTAGCTCAGGATGTTTCGTTATCTGCTTCAGACGACAGTACTTCGGGTGCTGCGACGGCCTTAGTTACTAACGTAAACCCGGTCAAAAGACTTACAAACGCAAGCTTGGATTCTGTTAGCGGGTTGGTAGCGCCAAGTGCAGATAGTAAAATTCAGATTGTGATGAATAAAACCGGCGGGCCTATCGTAATTCTAAACGAAGATGCTTCGGCTACTGCTGCGAATAGAATTTTAACCGGCACCGGCCAAAGCATAAATATGGCCTACAACTCTTCTTTGTTTTTTGTATACAACTTTGTCGACTCTCGTTGGCAAGTTGTGGGCGGTTCGGGCGGCGGTGGTTCTGAGTTAAACTTTATTGAGAACGGCGATGCTGAAGCTCAAAATGATTTTACTACTTATGCTGATGCTGCTGGAATCCAGCCGGTTGACGGCACGGGCGGGGCTCCTACTCTAACGGCGGCGTCAATTTCAGCGTCTAGCCCACTATCTGGGTCGAATAGTTTTTTACTAGCTAAAGACGCTGCTGCAAATCGACAAGGCCAGGGGTGGTCAATTCCATTCACTATTGATTTGGCAAATAGAGCTAGGCTTTTAAAGCTAAGCTTTGACTATCTAGTTGCGGCTGGGTCCTTTGTTGCAGGAAGTGATACTGCTGATTCTGATCTGACAATGTGGATTTACGACGTTACGAATTCGCGTTTAGTTTCAATGCACAATAACAAACTGTTTAGCAATTCGAGTACGCTTGCGGGCGAGTTTCAGAGTTTGTTTCAATCATCACCTGATAGCACTTCCTACAGATTGATTTTTCACTTAGGCACGACATCGGCAACGGCCTTGACGCTGCAAGTGGATAACATAAAAGTGACGCCGTCTTGTGAGAATGTTTACGGAAGTCCGGTTTTAGATATTGTGCCTACGACTTTATCATTCACGAATTTCACAGTGTCGTCGCAAGAGTTTTTTAAGCAGCGAGTTGGCGATACCGTAAGGCTTCACGGCAAGGCTGTTTTAAATGCCGCACCGGGTGGACTGATGGAGATTGATTTACCGTCAGATATTCCTGTCGATCTCGACAAGGAGACAGCCGCAATCGCGCTTCGCAGCTCAGCTTATGCTCAAGAGACCGGGGTTGGTGTGCACGACGGGGCAGTTGAGATTGTAAGCGCTAGCAAGCTTCGAGTTTTTGGTGACGACAGTGCTGGCCGGTGGGATGCCACTACACCGTTTACTTGGGCGTCTGGAGATGAAGTTTATTTAGACGTAACTTTTGCGGTTGCTGGGTGGTCGTCTAGTGTCATTATGTCAAGCGAGACGGACGGTAGAATCACTGCTGCTAGATACACGTCAACAGCGGGGCAGTCGATCCCAGATGCTACGACCACGACTATTTTATATGGCACCGTCACCAAGGACACGCATGGGAATTACAATCCATCTACCGGGATATACACGCCTCATGAAGCCGGGTGGTACAGGTTCAAAGCTCAAAACGCCATTGCAACGGCTGGGCAGTTCAACGGGACAACGGAATCGGTTGGGCTTAGCTTTACCAAGGTTGTCGGACCTACTGAAATTTCAAGAAACTTTGATTACCCGTCGGCGGCTAGTGTTGAGTTTTACATTGAGCACAATGATGAATTTTACCTAAACGCAGGCGAGCAGATCCGGATTGAAATGTTTCAAGATTCTGGTGGTACTAGATCGCTTGGGACTGGTTCGGTTGCTAATTTCTTAGCTATTAGTAAGCTTTCAGGGCCTTCGCATATTGCGGCAACTGAAGCAATTGAGGCTATTTACTCAAATACCGCTGGAAGCACTGTCACCACGAGTGACGTAGCTTTGCCTTATGCGGTGAAGGCTAAGGACACTCATTTATCATACAACACTTCGACTGGTATTTTTACAGCTCCTGCGCCTGGCACTTATGTTTTTCACGCAAACGCGATTAGCACCTCTGCATTAAGCGCTTCGTTTGCTTGGTATTTGTACGCCTATAAAAACACCTCGACTAGAGTCGCGGCAGATTTGAAAGCTGGTACGGGCGCGGCAAATACCACAAACTCAGTAAGGCTTAGCGGGTCTGTTGAGCTTTTGGCCGGGGACACCTTCCAGATTAATACTCTGGTCGATGGAGGGACGCTCACGCTTTTGACTGCGGATGGATACAATACATTTTCAATTTATCGAAAGAACTAGGGGCTTAAAGATATGATTAGAGTAATAATCAGAGTATCCGGTGCGGTTGTTAAGTCGGCTGATTTTCCAACGCAGGCAGAGGTTAATAGCTGGCTTCAGAGAAACGCAGAAAAGAAAACATGGGGCTCGCCTGAAAGATGGGTCGAGGCTTCAAAAATTACCACTGAAAATATTTTAGACGCTTTGGATTCTGCGATTATTCCAAATCCATTCCCAGCATTTGGAGAGCCCTCCACAATTACCATTTACAAATTCGCAGGTGATTACACAGTCGAACAAATAGACGTTAGTCAGCAGGCGGCTCTAGCAAAAGCTAGGCAAGAATCAATCCTAGCCATTGATCTAGGTATGACAGTGGTCGCTGAAATTAGGGCATTGAACAAGTCTAAGATCTTGGCCGGCACAATGACTCCGCAGCAATTCACTGCACTTTTACAAGACCAGACGGCGGCTGCAATCGAGCGAGCCCTTTGGACCGGTAGTTTTTCAACGGCGAAAGCTTTGGTTTTAAGCTTTGCTGGATATTATACAGACGCAGAAAAACAAGTTATCCTTAGTAAACTTGACTCTTTAATAGCAAAGGGGCTGTGAGATGCATTTTAACCAATTTATTGAGTGGGCATTTTTAGGATTAATTTCTGGCGGTATGATGTTGACGATTGCATTCTTGCACAGACTAAATGAAAGCGTGGACACTTTAAACGAAACCATCGCGTCACTAATTGAAAAGGCAGTTTGGCATGAAAAAGTGCTCGACAAGCACGATGAGAGAATATCAAATCTAGAGAAACCAATTACCAAAAGGAGAAAATAAGAATGGAATTAGCAAAAGGTTTGTCATTGGATTACGAGAATGGCGACGTGGTTATGAAATACAAATTGTCAGCAATTGTACTTCCATGGCTAGAGTCGATGCAATCGAAAATCGAAGCCGGTCAAATTGACCTTATCAAAGGTACAGAGCTTGATAAAATGGCGATGATTCAAGCCATTACTATGATGAAAGCAGAACTTAGCAAGTGAGTTGGCTAACGGCCTTTTTTGCAAATGTAGGTGGAAAGATTTTAAAATCTTTTATTCTATTTTTGTTTGGAAGGCTGGTTGCTTGGGCAAAAGAGCAGCAAGAAGAAGCTGAGCGCAAGCGAATTAATAAAATAAATCTTGAGAAATATAAAAAAGCCATTGAGGAGAAATTGCCAGATGAAGAAATATCTAAAGCCGGTGAAAATCTTCTTAACGGCATTACTCCTAATTCTTAGTGGCTGCAATAGCCTCCCTGATTTCCCTCAATGGTCACCTTACATAACAATTCCGAGTGAGAATAAAAAATTTCAATGTCATCTTGTGGACACTAAGCGAATGATTTTCCAGTGTGAACCAACGTCAACGCCATTGGATAATTCTCTTGACGGTTCTTTTTGCACTAAGCCCGACGAGCAGGTCGAGATTATAGATTGGGTTAAAAAAGTTCGCAAGAAATTTGAGCAAGGGCCAAAAAGTGGCCGTTAAATTATCAGCTACGGCTAAAGTCTTATCGTCTAAAAGAAATATTGAGCCGAATCTTATTGTTGAAATCGACGGGATCACAACTATTTTCTCAACAATTGAAACGCTAAAGGCTGCTAAATACGGTGAGGACGGCATTTATTACGGGATGCCTGGGCTTGTTTACGGAGGCAGTGTTGAGATTGGAGACAGCAAAAATTATATTTCTCTCGGAGGCGGCGGCCCAACAATTTCACAACAGCTACAGCAAGACAAAGGCGCCACGCAATCGGTGTCGTCTTTAAATCTAGAGTTTATCGATAACAATGGCGAGATGACTGAGATAATTTCTCCAGGGATAATTCTAGATGAGATTTTAGGCGTTAAGGCCCGCGTGTTTTTAAATTTCAAGGGCGGACGCCATCCCGATGATTCGGTATTAATTCACCGAGGCATTATTGATGCAGTTGAAACACAGCCTGCAAGTATTAAATTAAACATTGCGCATCCAGAATCACAGAAGCGGCAAGAATTATTTATCAAAACAAACGTCCAATTAGACGGGGCTATCGATGCAGTTCAAACGACAATTACGGCAACGTCCACTGTTGGTTTTATTTTACCGACGGGCACTGAAATACTTTCTTACATCAAAGCTGAAGACGAGATTATTCAGTTTACTGGAATTTCTGGCAATAGCTTTACTGGCTGTATCCGGGGTGCTCTTGGTAGCATTGCTGATGCTCACGATGACGATAGCGATGTAGAGAGTTTTTATAGGCTTCAAGGCAACGCGCTTGATTTAGCTTTACAGCTTATGTTGTCCCAAGGGCCTGAGTATTTCGCGACTAATGTTAAGATGCTTCACATTGGCGCTCTTTCGCCGATTGATATTCGCCCTAATTACATTTTGTTTCCTATTTTTGACGTAGAAGAGCAATACGGCTTGGTAAAGGGCGATTTCATTACAATTACCGGAAGCGCCACGAGTGACGTAGTTGATGCGGTCATAACTGGTTTTGGACAAACCTCTGGCGGCGAAAGTTATATTGTTACGTCAACCGTTTTTGCGGCCGAACATTCTACTGTTGGATTGGCTTCGTTTAAATCTAAATATGCAGTCCTTACAGAGGGCATGGGGATGACCCCGCAAGACGTGGACGTGGCAAGGCACGAGGACTATAAAACTAAGTTCACAAGCCAAATCCCTAGCTATGATTTTTATATAAAAGATACTATTAAGGGCAAAGAGTTTTTATCTGGCGAGATTTATTTCCCCGCCGGGCTTTATTCTTTACCGAGAAAATCAAGGGCAAGTGTTGGAATAACTATCCCGCCATTGAGTGATCAAGTTGTCCCGATTCTAAACGAGGACACTGTTTTATCTCCTGGCGGGATTAAAACCGCGCGCGGGATAAATAAAGATTTCTATAACGCTGTTATTTATAAATACAACGAGCTTCCACTTGAAGAGAAGTTTATCAGCTCAACGGTTGGTTATTCGGCCAATTCTGAGCGAATAAAAAACACTGGAAACAAGCCACTTACTATTAAATCAAAAGGACTTAGAGATACGGGCGGAAGCCAAGTTATTATCCGAAACACGACAAGACGATTACTTGAGAGATATGAATATGCGGCTGAAAGCTTGCCCGGCATTAAGGTTTTATACAAGACCGGGTTTAATATAGATGTTGGTGACGTGGTTGTCTTCGGTAGTGCTGCGCTAAAAATTGCTGACACTAGCTCTGGCACTAGGCTGACGCCGCCACGGCTGTATGAAGTCGTAAACAAAAAACTAAACGTAAAGACCGGCGACATTTCGCTGGACCTATTGTCTACGGCTTTTAATCTAGACGGTCGATACGGCGTAATGTCACCAGCCACTAAGGTCGCAAGCGGATCAACAACAAGTGTTATTAATATTAAAGACAGTTTTTCAACACTTTCGCCGGATCTTGAGCGCGAAAAATGGAGCGACTACATAGGGGAAACTGTATTATTCCACTCTGTTGATTGGTCATATCAAGAACAAACTGTTTTAGTCGGATTTTCTCCAGGCGATGATTACAAAATGATTGTAAACCCACCGCTTTCAGCGCCGCCACTTGAGGACTACATCATTGATATTGCGCTCTACGGCAACACTACGGATAAAACTGTAAACGAGAAATACAAGCTGATTCACTGTTATATAGAGCCGCAAGTTTCAGTTGCCAGTGGATCGTCTAGTACTGTTTTTGACGTAGATGGTGGAGATATTGGAAAGTTTTTTGTCGGCAGCATTTTGCGGGTTCATGATTTCGATTATAGTGATGACTCTCCAGAAGTTAGGATTTTAACAATCGTCGGTAATACAATAACAGTTGACGCCGCACTGGGATTCACGCCCAATAATACTCATTATATAGACTTGATTGGCTTTATTGATGAAGGGCTGCCGTATCGATACATTTAAAAAAAGAAGGTCTTTTAATGGCTGATTTAACACCTGAGAGAATAAATGTTCAATCCGAAGAGGTCGCTTACAAGGCTGCCGTTTCAGAGGCAACATTTACTCGGTTTGGTTCTGCTGTAAATTTCATTAATTATTTCCAGCACGATAGAAAAGAATTCTTTATCAATGGGCCTTACCAAGCCGTTGTCGCACCAGACGGTGCGCACCTGTTTCTATATAATGCCGAAATTATTGGTTACTGTATGTTTAACGTAGTTGCCGGGAGCGGCGGGACAACAACAATTGATGTTAGAAAATATACTGCGAGCAATACAGGCGGAGCCTCTATGTTTTCAACACTTCCTTCGATTGCTGCGAGTGTTGGAAATTATGCCTTTGTAGCTGAAAGCTTTGCACCGGGTGCTGTTGTTTTAGAAAATCCAGCGGGCACGACAAAGGCTGTGTTTACAAGCTTACTGGTGGACGCTGGCGATTTGATTGTAGTTGATATTACTGCGGCCCAAAGCGGTGCTCCTCAGAATTGTGGTATTGTTATTTTTCATCGACCTAGATAGGGGAGTTTTATGGCTACGTTTAGTAATGGGGTAAGTGTCGGAGTCGCAACAGAATCCGCACAAGATAGAAATGATTTTTCGGGAGCTAATGAGAAAAATGAAATTCTACTAGTCCCCGCCGGATCTTATTACGACGTTACCATCCTAATCGGACAGGTGAATGGAATAGGACTGGTTAATAATACTCAAAATGGGATACGTATTTATGATGCAACTAACACCGTAATACTTCATTCCTTCAATCAAAATAATACTGTCACACACAATATAAAAGTTGGTCCTGGGCAAAGAATAAGTGATTTTAAAATAGGCGGATCGACTACAGTTTTAAGTTACAGAGTTTACGGCGTTCAAATCAAGAACGGCATGTAAGGGATTGATTTTATTATTAACACATTCATAAAACCAAACGGCCTTAGCGATCATTGCATCGAAATAGGCCTCATCTTTTTTAACTTCGATTGAGACAATGTTTTCCTCGAACTCTGGATTATATGAAACAAAGTGACAAACATCTGCACCACTAAGCATCATGCCCCAATAAACTTGCGGCAGATAATATGGGATCACTTGTTTTTCTGATATGACTTTGAAGTGGTTTCGCGCGCCCATGCACTTTATCTCGATAATCTCATTCTCAAAAACGCCATCGGATGAATATACAAACGGGTATTTATCGTGATTAAAGCAAGCAGGCTCGAACTTCTTTTTAGATATTTCGTTAAATAAATTTCTAGCGACGGGCTCTAATGACGACCCACGCAAAACGGCAAAATTCTTTGATAAATCTTTAGGCGGTTTTTGGCCAGTTTTTACAAGCCATAAATCCTCTATTTTCTCATAAGGATTTAGGCCCATTATCGTGCCGATTTCGGATGAGCCGATAGATCCTTTTCTCCACTCATGCCATTCGGGTGAGCCTTGAATATAATTTATTTCAGTCTTCACGCCATCACGCTGCCGTGCCTGATTTGCGCAGACGGTGGCGGTATTTCAAGCCCTCGATATGCGATAAGCCGATCTTTCGGGAATGCTGAGATAGTAACTTTATTGGATTGATTTCCGCCAAGAACAAAGATCGAGTTCTCGTCTTCGCAGTCGTAAAAGCCCACATGGCCGTTTTTCTCGCCGCGCTTTAAAACTACAAGGCACCCTTTAATTGGGGCGTCTAGCTTGACTCCAAAATGCGCATACGTTAGCGCCCAGAGTGTTCGCTTTGATGGAATACTACATTGCTCTAACACCCAAGAGACGAAAGCCGCGCACCAACTTGTTTCGTCGTGAAGAGCCACGGTCCCATCAGTCGGAATGTTTACAGCACTAAAATACTGTAAAATTCTTGGATTACTTTCCTTGCCCGGGATCTCTTCGACACCTAGTTCGTTCAAAGCGGTTAGATATAACTTATTGTAAATATCTTTTGTGAGAATCATTTTGTGAAAATCAGCCAAGGAGTTGAAAAGAAGCTAAGCTTGTAGCCTTCAATCTGCTTTTGTTTAATTATTTTCTCAACCGACTTTGCGTCATCGAAATGACTAATTTGAACGGCTTTGTAATCGGTTTCAGCTTGGTTTTGCGTTGGTTTTTTATTCACGAAGGCCCCCTAATAAATTATGTATTTGCAGGCTAAATCTTGTCAAGCTTAGTCATTCTGCTAGAGCTTTTTCCGCCGCTCGACTTCAGCCATAAGCTTTAGCTCACGCTCTTGACCGATAGCATTTAGGCGGCATTGTTCAGCAACGGCGCCGATCTCTACAGCATGATGAATTTCGTCGTTAGGCTCCATCATCTGGCGAGCCTGGTCTTCTGAATCGGCCACTCTGTCAGCCAAATTGCATCGGTTGATTAGCAGCCACCATTCTCGATGCTTCACTCCAAAGCCCCTATCGCCACGTCTTTAGCGCTGAGCCCAAGCTTCACCCGGTCGTGAATTACAGACACCGGCAATCCATAAGCTGAGTGGTAATTCGCAAGCTTTAAGTAAACCCCATAGCCTTCATACAAATTAGGGCCTGCGTGTGAAAGCAGCTTTTTACCGTTGACCCATACTTCCATTAAGCCGTCTGAGTATGGCGACCACTTCACATGATAAACAAAATCGAACCATACTTTTTTAACCAAGGGGCCGACTTCGGCTTTGTAACTATATTGATTGCCGACTTTGTTATCGTAAACAACATCAGGGCCGCCGTGACCGTAAATGGTAATCACTCCATTTTGAACTAGCATTTGAAAGTTCGCTTGCCCGCCCTGGTTTTTACTATCGTGAAAGTCAAACACCGCGCCCCAATGTCCAGGAGGTGGCTGGTTGTAATCATCAGGAAAATAAACAGAGTGCGCATACCATTGTTCTTTACCTGCGATTGAGTCTAGGTTTTGCATTGGTACTGAGATGTCGTTTCTCTCATGCAAGCCAGAGCCTGATACGTTGTTATCCCCTGGCTCTGTGTGTAAGCGGATTGCTGTATTGCCATCGCGGCCAATGTTCACAATCGCTTTCCTTCGATCCAAGTCGGGTCGTTGTATGTTTTCGTATACGCGTTGGCGACTCCGGTCACCGCTCCAAGATCGATTAGTTTCTCCGGCGTTGTCGATCCGACTTCCTTGCTGAATAGCGTGAACCCGTCCGCCCCTTGTGTCTGGTCGAAGTCCCACGTAAACGTCCTCGGTACCGCTATCGCTGGTTGGCTTAGCAAAATTGCTGAAGCCAGCAAAAACAATATTCTTTTCATTTCTTATCTCCCTTATTGGTTGGTTAGTTGGCATTTGATCTTTCTCCGGTGGTGTTAAATGCCTTAACTTGAAATTCATAGGTTTTGCCAGGAATGAAACTCTTGTCGTCTGTTATACCGTAAAACTTTTCTTTACCGACATCGATGGAGTGCACAGCCTTTTCATCAGTAGGACATAGGCTCTCGTCGGCTGACAGCTTCCAGTAAACCCGGTATCCAACGATTAACTCAGAATCGCCAGGGTCTTCCCAAGTTAGCTTTGCTGCATGGGCCGATAAAAACATAGATAGAAAAAGAGTGATCATTTCAGCCCCTCCAATCGAGACAATTATTTATAGCCAAACAAGTCGTCGGCTAGGGCTTTCTCGATTTTATTAAACGCCGAAAGTGCCATTCAGCGCGCACCTCAACTTCTCTATCCGCTTGTCTTGAATCTTTGCTAACTTGTCGTTTGCTATAGCAGCGACCTCCTCAGCTTGAAACCTGTCGAGGTTTTGCATAAAATCGTCAGTCAGCGCGCACCTCGACTTCTCTATCCGCTTGTCTTGAATCTTTGCTAACTTGTCGTTTGCTATAGCAGCGACCTCCTCAGCTTGAAACCTGTCGAGGTTTTGCATAAAATCCTCAGCCGTGAAAAATCCCGCTACGAAGTGAATCATCTGTCCCCCTCGTAATCATCCCTATCCAGCAGCCTGACAAAATACTCAACCCTTGCCTCTTCGCGCCACTTATCCGGCAAATGCTCAGTCACATCAACAAACTTATCAATCGACTTGCAATAAGCCTCTGCCCATTCAACCGCGCCCTCGTCGACTTCCATCACTAATTCGCCATTGCAAAATTCAAGTGTCATGATCCGCCTTTCGACTTATCAGACACCGACTCTATCAACAAAGACGCCCGATCTGAGCGCCTTAAAATATAAGCCCCTAAATTGTAAACCAAAACACCAAACATTATCGTAGCCGCCGCAATTGGAATAAAAATTAACTCCAACACTGAGAAAACACCCTGCATAAAACGATACCAGTATGCGGCTAGTGTTTTTTGATGACGAACTTTATTCATTTGCTATCCTTTCATCATGAGTCGAGATTCTACAAAAGCCGCCCTAAATAAATACTTCGCTAAACAACTAAGCTCGAATAAGCCAAAGCGAACAAACCAGACACCAGAGAAAGACCTAGAAAAATTAGTAATGCTATGGCTGCGACAGAATAACTGGAAAGCGTGGGTTGTTGAATCAAAAGCTGTTTTTTCAAAAGCTGCAGGTCGTTTTCTGCGAGGATCAGCCCAAGCTGGCTTTCCTGATATGTGCGGCTTAAATGAACGAGGTCTTTTTGTAGCAATCGAACTAAAGTCGCCTGGCAGAAGGTCGACTCTTCGAGAAGCTCAACGCGCTTTTCTATTGGAAGTGATCGACTCAAATGGATTTGCTTGCTGTATTGACTCTGTAGATCTTCTAGAAAAGACCTATCGTGAATTTTGTCACTCTCCAAGTCCCAAAGCCTTTTTGGTTTCACAACTACCTACTCCTTCTATGCGGGCCGATAATAGCCCGCTATTTGATGATGTTTAGTTCAACTTCTCATTCACATAAACATTGGCATATATTTTCGAGGCATCTTTTTTAGATGGATTGTGCTTAATCGTTATCGATACAGTATTGCCTTTGCACCCGGCTAATACTTCGGCAGGTTCGCCGCCGGTTGTATCCGTGCCTGCAAGCTTACAGATTTGCGCCTTCACCATTGAAAGCCTGGTCGGATTACTAAGCGCGATCTCTTCAGATAATACTGAGTTCATCCAACACTTGCGGCCAGTCATCTCGCCTTCGGTAATAGTAAATTCAACACTTAATGAAATTTGAAAAATATCTTCTTTTATCTCAACGTCTGTTACTTCGGCCTTATATTGGCCCTCTGGCAACATCGTGAATTCTTTAAGCCCAGCGGTAGCATCTGCATTGTCAATTGCGTTCCAAATATCCATTTTACACCCCTTGTTTTTTGTCTATTAAAATTAATAATTGCAGCATTTTATCTTAACCAAATCATATGCTTAACGTTTCAAGTAATAATTTAGCGTCCATTGGCATTACATCCGGCAATTTCCCGCTGCGATCGCCGGCACATATAATATGCTTAGTCGGCTTTGTTCGCATCATTCGCTTGCCGTCTTTATCAACGTAGCAAAATAAAATCAAATCACTCATGCCAAGGATTTTCTCTTCAATCGAATTCGCAAGAGACGTCGCTACCGCCGTATATGTCACGGCCTCTTTTTTGATCTCTTTGTCCTTCGTGTGGGTGACGAAAGTAATTCCCTTGCCGGCGTTGTTTAGCTTCACAAGCTCTTTCATGATGAATTTCTTAGTGGCTGTAAATCCAGCTCCAAAAGCTAAGTCCGTCAACGCCTTTACTTTGTTAGTCTCACAAACGTGATCCACACAAATATCGTGCAAGTTGTCCATCACGTCGATTACTAGATGTTTGAATTTAGTTTGTTTACAAAATTCTGTGACTAGCTTCTGAAACTCAGTCCAGGCGCGGATTTCCGTCTTATATACTTCGAGAAAATCTAAGCCCTTCTCGGTCGAACAGAAATAGACTGAACCGTCAGCACCAATCTGTGAAGCAAATGTGCTCTTTCCGACTTTTGGCAATCCAGCAATTACTATATTCATAGCCTTATAGTCGTTAACGATTTTAGACTTCTCTTGAGAGATTATCTCACTTTTTATCAAGGACAAAAAAACCCCCTCGGTTTTTAAAATTAGCCCGACCCGCAGAAGCCCAGAATCTCTTTTACTACTGTAGATAGAGAGAGGATTCTAGAATATTTCTACGGGCCGAACCTCGATGTTTTTTATTTAAATCTACAGTAGTAACGGATTGCAAATCTGACAGCAAAAACAGTAAAAGGAAACTAAAAAATGAAACGCTCGGCGTCGTGCTCAACTTTTTATGTTTTACAGCCCCAAAGATAAGTGCACACTTTAAAACGCCGACCAACGAGCCAACAATTTCGAAGTGTTTTTTCTTAAAAAAGTCGGCGCTTTCGTTTTAAAACGCTTCTTTTTGTTGGCCCTTGGTCGGTACTTTTTAATTAATTTTGAGGGGGGCCTCTTAATGTCAATCTTTGCAGACGTCGCCAGGAATTATCATGAATCTGGCTTTAGCGTTATGCCAGTGATCGGAAAAGACCAGCCAATAGAAAAGGGCTTCCAGCGGTTTTCTAAAAAAATGCCGACCGACGAGCAAATTTCAAAATGGGAAGAGATCAAAACCAAACTCAATATAGGAGTAATCCTAGGACTGGGCGGACTGGTTTGCCTCGATATTGATTACGACGGCGAAGATCGCGAAGCATTTCTTGATGGAATTAAAAAATTAGCGCCGGAAATATTGGTCGCGAAAAAAGGCAAAAAAGGGCTCTCCGCTTTTTACAGAAGCAGTTTACCTGGGCGAAAAATAAAGCACCCACTAGATAAAAGAAAAACAGTCCTAGAAGTTTTATCAACCGGAAATTATACAATCGTGCCGCCGTCGATTCACTCGGAAACAAAAAAGCCCTACGTTTGGCTTACTGAAAATGAACTAACCGATGTTAAAGTAAGCGAACTGCCGGAATTAACAAAGGATGATTTAACTAACTTTGAAATATTTGTTGAGGATTTTTTTACAAATCAACCCAAGCATTCCGGCGGAAGAAATATTTCACTCGGCGCGCACATTTTTAAAGTTGCAAATAAATTTTCAACATTTGACGAGCTTGTTAAGCACATTATGGCAATCGATGTCGAGTGGTTTGGTGATGAGTCTTATTATAATGACCCTCAGGAAAGAAAACAACACTCGCCTGAAGAGTTTGCAAGACAGCACGTAAGCCGTGCGGTTGATTGGCTCAAAAAGAAGAAAGAAGAAAAAGGCGAAAGCTGGAGCTTTAAAAACCAAACCGAACTTTCAATAGACGCTTTTTTAAAATCATCGGGTGGGTTTTTTCACTTAAGCGCCGATGGCAATGTTGTTCCGCACTACGCGCAGTTTGCCGAAACCCTAAAGCGCGAACGACTATTAATAAGTCACGATACTATTGATTACATTTATAACGGTAGTTACTGGGAGTCGATTGGTGAAGTGCACTTTGACAATATCATTATGCAGGCAAATAAAAACAAGCTTAAGCCTTTTATGATAAGCAGTTTTAAAAAAGTCGCAAGGTCAATTTGCTTTGAAAAAAGCGACGGAAAAGGCACTCAAGGCCTGATGAATTTAAACAACGGCGTTTTAAACGTCGTCACTGGAGAATTGCTGCAAAGTTCTTCGAAGTATTTTTTCACTAATAAAATTAATATTAATTACGATGAAAAAGCGGACTGCCCTAAGTGGATCTCATTTTTAGATGATGTCTTCAGCAAGGACGGCGAGCTTACGGCACTGTCCCAAGAAATCATTGGTTATACCTTGCTTGGCGGAAAACCGTTTTTACATAAAGCCTTTGTGCTTTTCGGCGAGGGCCGAAACGGTAAGAGTACATTTATTGACGTATTTCGAATGCTGATCGGAAATGGCGCCGCAAGTGTTAGCATTAAGCTTTTAGACAAACCGTTTAGCGTTGTTTCGCTCGATGGAAAAATTGCAAACTTAGTTGAGGAAACGCCAAGTGGAGAGCTTTCGTCAGAAGCATTTAAAGCGGCTGTCGGCGGTGGAATTCTTACGGCTGCAAAAAAAGGTAAGGACGAATACGATTTAAGAATAGATGCCAGGTTTATTTTTGCTTGTAACAAAATTCCGACCTTTGATGACAAGAATGAATCATTAATGGAGAGGCTAGTATTTTTACCATTTAAAAACTTCATTCCACTGGAAAGGCGTGATGTGTTTTTAATTGAAAAACTCAAAGAGGAATTGCCTGGAATTTTAAACTGGGCAATCGAAGGCGCAAGGCGAGTAAGCTCAACGCTTAAACTAACAGAGCCAACGGTCTCGAATAACCTGATGCTTGAATTCAGAGAAGACAACGACAACGTTTACGCTTGGTTTATTGAAAGTATTAAGGTCTCAACCGAGTATGGAGACGTTACCGCAAGGAGCCTTTACAACCGATATTGCCACGACACGCGGTGTAATAATCAGTTTCCAGTAAAATTTATTCAATTTTGTAAAAGATTTAAAAAAATACTAATTGAGCGAAATATAGGCAATTTTCCGGTCGAGACAAAAATTAAGGAGCAGCGCGGCTACAATTTTGTTCGTTATATAGGCAACGCTGCGGTGCTTCCATGAGAAAAACCGGACGGATCGGACGGATCGGACGGATGAAAAAAATTCATCCGTCTGGCTGTAAGCTTATGAAGTTATTAAATAATTGGAAAAAAACGGACGGATGGACAGATGATTTACTATATTCATTGTATTAATACGTATGTAGCTAGCAACCACAGGGGGGCAGATTGGCATTTCATCCGTCCATCTGTCAGCGACAGTGCGTCGTAGGAATTTTGTTTCTTTTTTGTAAAAGTTGAGGCAGCCAAAAATCCAAGGGATTGTTTTTATCGCGGATGATAAACAAGGAAACCCGAAAGGAAGTTTTATATGGATTTTCTCAGAGACTCTTCAGGTGAAATTGTTTTAGGCCCAGACGATTGGTTTCAAGAAATTGGAAAGCCGGTGGCTCAGTGGTTATTTGATCCACATGGATTTCGAAATTATGACGAGAAACAAATTTATAGTGACGAGCGGAAAAGCGGGCTTTGAGTATCAGGATTATAAAAAGCAATTAGAGATTATTTTTTAGCGTGAGCGTGTTTTTCAATCCATTCAATGCACAAGCGTTTGATCTTTTCTGCGTAGTTAGAGTCATATTCTTCAATATTGGGGACTTCAAAATACGCAGCGCCTTTGAATGCGACTTCATGACTGGGCTCGCCGTCTTCAGAGCAACGCAGACGCGACGTGTCAAGTAAAGCATTAGAATTCATATCAAATCGAGACGTTGCCAAAGCGCAGGCGCGCTAAAACGGCTTCGCCAGCGCCCCAAGGTGACGTTTTGCGGTGTTGGTTGAGGTCAACGCATGGGCTTTGCGATTAGGGACCACTGAGGCCCTTTGGCGAAACTGGTCTAAAGCCCACTTAATAAGTATTTTAAGATGTTTTAAGATTTTTGCTGGAGGTGTAACCATCGGCAATACCTTCCGGTCTAAGCAATATACGAGGACGAAAAACAAAAAGCATCTGGTGAGACAGCTTTTTTGCAAATACGCATACAAAGCCAGAATAAGAGAAATTGAATTTAAACTCACTTTTGAGCAATTTAAGGTCTTGATCTTTAAAAATTGCTATCTCTGCGGATCACCACCGTCAAACCTAGCTAAACGAAAAAGCATTCAAGGCCAGCTTTTTTATTCTGGAATTGATCGATTAGACAATTCCAAAGGCTACATCATCGAAAATGTAAGACCCGCGTGCCACAAGTGCAATGCAATGAAAAGCTCGATGACCATGGGTGGTTTTAAAAAACAGATTAAAAAGATTTTAACTTTCGGCCGCGGCGCAATTGGATTCAGAAAGAAGGCATTATGATTCTTGGTTGGCTTACGATTTACGGCACTAAAGTCAAAGTGATGAAGCAAGCAATTGATGAAGCCTTGGGGTGGAATGGATATTATGATACTCGGATCAAAACTATTGTTGTTGCAGAAAATCTAAAAACCGATGAATTAACTTCTGTGCTGGTTCATGAGTTCATTCATTCCGTCATCGATCGGCTTGGTTGGCGTCAATTTCTAACAAAAGAGCTTGAAGAACTTTGTTGTGAACAGATTTCTGTTGCCATCGCTGAGAACTTTGATGTGAAATTGAAAGTTCGAGGAGGAAACAAAATGGCTAAAAAAACAAAACCAAAACCAGCAAAACCCGCTTCTAAACCAGTTAAAAAAGGTTACTAAGTTTATAAAAGCCCGTTAGGTTGGCTGTTGACTTACTTCTTTTAAATAAAGCTTTAGTCAATGAAATCAGCCTTTGGCATGAAATCAGTACCTTCCTTGAAATTGAAAAGAAACTGCAGGCAAGTAGTTACGAGAGAGCGATATGGAGAGATTTACAGCTTGCGCAAATTGAAATTAAAAACATCGAGAAAAGGGGAGTCAGTTGCCAGACTTAAAAACAGAGAATATGGGGATAAATCTTAGACAATTAATGAAGGAGCTAGGATGTTCTCAAAAAGAATTTTCAGAACAAATAGGTATAACGGAAGCCGGACTTTCTCAGCTTTTAAATGGGGAAAGAATGCCGAGAATTGACACTGTATTGAAAATTATGAAAGCGACTTCTGTTAAATTTGAAAGGTTCCCCCCATTTTCAATTGTCGATATCGTCACACTTGATTTTTACAATCAAAAAGTATTGATTAATGAAAAAGTATTGATCACTCAGAAACAATTTAAAGAATTTAAAAGATTGGGGAGCCTATGAATGACATCGACAAGTTCACGACAATCGCCGACCTGTTTACTTCGCTAAAAAAAGATAACCGTTCGCTAGAGGAGGAACTTAAAATGATTTGGCAGCGAGAGTTTTGGGTCCTGACTAGCACTCGCAAAGATCGAGGGGGGGAAATGGACAAAAGCGAGGGGGATGAATGACACCGAAAGAAATAAAAGGCATTTTAGAACAGCACAAACTATGGCTTGCTGATAATAGCACAGGCAAACGTGCGGATCTGAGCTTTGCGAATCTGCGCTCTGCGGATCTGAGCTCTGCGGATCTGAGCTTTGCGAATCTGCGCTCTGCGGATCTGCGCTCTGCGGATCTGCGCTCTGCGAATCTGAGCTCTGCGGATCTGAGCTCTGCGGATCTGCGCTTTGCGGATCTGAGCTTTGCGAATCTGCGCTCTGCGGATCTGCGCTCTGCGGATCTGCGCTCTGCGAATCTGAGCTCTGCGGATCTGCGCTTTGCGGATCTGAGCTCTGCGGATCTGCGCTTTGCGGATCTGCGCTCTGCGGATCTGCGCTCTGCGGATCTGCGCTCTGCGGATCTGCGCCTG